AACAATTTGATAATAATTAAAGGCAGTTATAGCACTAGAAATATCACTACGTAGTTTTGCTCTTTTGAATATATTTTTTGCTACGACATAATCGTCATTAAATGACTGATTGGGGAAATTCGCAATATATTCGAAATTTGGAAGTTCTCTGAAATATGACATTTTAGTACCCTACATCGTCTTGTTTTACTGAACTAAAATTATCTGCCGCATAATTTCCTTTAAATGCTTTGGAAACATCTTCTTGATAATCACTTTCATAAACTGGTTCAATTTCTTGGAAGTTTAAAGACATAGTAAGAGATACTGGTTGTCCTTTATCATACGCAGCCCACGTACCGTCTGGAGCATAAACAACACTCATATTAACAAGAGCACAAATCTTAAATTTATTTAATCCAGATATTTCTTCATTCCCTGTTTTGTATGAAAGTTTAAAAACATTTGGAGTTCCAAGAAAAAGAGATGCTGCACCAGCACCAGATTGAGAGTTTACTTTTCTTGGAGAACTACCTTGCTTGAAGAAACGAATAATTCTTTTTACATTTCTTGCTTCTAAATCACTTCTTGGGCTCATACGCCAACTGAAACTAAATGAACGAATTGTTGGTCCTTGGAATAATAATTCAAGGTTTGAGTTTGGAACAATTCCAGCACCTCTTGCTAAAATAGTTGCTGCTGAAACTTCAAATCCAGCAGCATTTAATAATGAGGAAACTATAGCAGGTTTTAACATAGGATTGTCTGGTGTGAGACCTCCCTGAAGTAGAGTTAAAAGTCCAGCCATCCCTTTGATTGGTAATTGTACTCCTGTACCAGCATTAATTGCCGCACCACCTCCTGCGAGTGCTCCATAACCAAGAGCAAATTTACCAGTATCATTAATTGCATAACCAGCTGCTCCAGCATTTATAGAATTCATCGTATCATCACCCCAACTTATCGCATTATTATCTTGAATTCCAGAAGGAATTGGTAAAATTACAGTTCCTATAAGTTTTTTTAGAGCACTATTTCTTTGTAATCCTTCTTTGAAAATTGATTTAGTATCTATTTGACCACTTTTTGGTAAGAATGTATTTCCGAGAGGTGCTTGGTAGTTATACATTGTAATTTGTAATGTATCTTGCTTCTGGTCTAAAATATCACGAGGATATTTTAAAAGTGCTTTATCACTGAATAATTGCGTTTCATTAGTACTTGAAAAATCTAAATCTGATATACCTGGTAATCCAGGCTCAAATAAATCCAATAAAGCAGTCAATCCTGCAATTGGAGACCCAGCAATTGGATTTGTAGTTGTTTGTGTTGGTTTTCCTTGATTTGACGCATCCGCCCAAGATGGTAATATTTTCTTATTTGCTGTTCCTCCCGATGCAATCCAAGTATTACGGACATCATTTTGAATTTTTGCATACAACGCATCTCTTTGTTGGTTTGTTATACCATCACCATCCAAAAAATCTTGCCTAAATTGGTTGTTGAAAAATATTGGAGATGTTCCAGTAGCTAAAAACCCTGATTCTATTAATGAAACATTTCCATTTGTTGTATCATAACGAAGCGTAAAATTTTTACCCTTGCTAGTAAAGTATGGGTCTGGTTTTATTATATCATAAGCCATTTATGGTGCGTCCCAAACTTTGGTTTTAAATACTGGTTGACCTCTTTTATCAACAAACTTCTCTGTTGGAAGTAATGATACTTCTCTCCATTCTTTTTCAGGCACTTTGAAGAATTCGGTCATTACCCCAGAGAAGAGGTATTTGTGTAAAGTTTTCTTGGGTGCGTTTACAATTCCTTCTTTATTTAGAAAGGATTGTGCGACACCTCCACGATATTGTGGATTGAGATAATGAAGATTTGCTCCAAGAAACCAACCTTCATTAAAACTAATGTCTAAAACATAAGATAAAGGGTGTTTGTCCCAGTATTCATATTTTTGTGGATACTTTGCTGAATACAAAAAGAAAACTAAATCTCCTGGTTTTATAAATCCAGTATCTTCCTCATTAATATCTCTCTTTTGATTGTTTCTCAATTCATTCATTAGTGAATTGGTCCACCAATCACTACTACGATATTTGTTGCCTGCTTGTTTTCTAATGTCGTCTGCAATCATTTTACGTTTATCCCCAATTCCTTTTCTGTAAATATCTTAAATTCGTATTTTCTATCAGCACACCAATTCTTTGCTGCTTCCCACTTTGCTTGATTGATTGCCCACATTTTTACCGAGTAAGCCCAAGACTTTGTTCTTCTTTTTGGGTTTGTTTCAGGCATTTTTAAGTCTTTTGCTGGTTTGATTTCAACAACAAGTGTTCGTGTGTTTCCATCTTTGTCTTTATATTTCACAAAGAAGTCAGGGAAGTATCTGTGATACTTATTATCTATTGGTGAACGGTAGGGAATAAAAAATTCTTCACTTTTCCAAGAATTCACACTTTCAGTCAAATCACAATATTGCATAAACTTCAATTCATAAGAAGACCTATACACAATATTTGAGGGGTCACCACCATACTTTTGTGGATTATGTGGTCTATATTTTCCCTGTCTATATTTACTATCTTCGTTACGAGGCATACATAGTATAAACACTTAAGATATTTATAGATGGCTGCTTCTACTCCAGATAGAGGGTTTCCAAAAATAGGACCATTATACCTTAAGATGACTGAAGGTTCCCCATCAAATGGGATGCCTTCAGCAAGAGATATTTTTGGTAGTCTATCTCTTACTAGTCAATTCAAAGTATCATTACATTTAACAAATGTTGATGCTGGTGGAAGTGGATTGATGGATTGGTTACGCAAATCTAATGTTATTACTGGAAATCAAACAAAAAATTATGTTTATGATTTTTATTGTGCGGAAGCAGTTATTCCTGGAATATCTTTTGATGTGACCGAAGAAATGGGAAGTCGTCAGGGAACAATTGAAAGATTTCCAACAAGAAGACTTTTCCCAGAATTCACGATGACCTTTTATGTTGATAATGAATATAATTTAATTCGTCTTTTTGAAGAATGGATGAATTATATCAATCCATTATATGCTGGTACTGGTATATTACCACCAAGTCCAATAGGACAAGGGGATGATTTGGGAAAAGACAAAACAAATTTCTTTAGATTTAGATATCCAGATGAATATAAGAGAATTATATCACTTACAAAGTTTGAGAGAAATTTCAATAGTGATAACCCCAAAAAGATAAAATTCTCACCACAATTAACTTATAGAATGCTTGAAGCATTCCCAACAAATATTACTGCGATGCCTTTGACTTATGAAGGAAGTCAAATTGTAAAAACAACAGTCACATTCCAGTATATAAGATATGTAATGGAGAAGAATTACGGCAATTTGCGTAAATAAATAAATTTAATAACTGAATAAATTATGTTACCTAAGATTACTACACCCACGTATGAATTGGTTTTACCATCAACTGGAAAAACAATTAAATACAGACCATTTTTAGTCAAAGAAGAGAAGATATTAATTCTTGCTCTTGAAAGTCAAAGCACAAAAGAAATTACAAATGCAATCAAGCAAGTATTAAAAGATTGTATTGTAACTAAAGGTATTAAAGTAGAAGAACTACCTACTTTTGATATTGAGTATATTTTCTTAAATGTTCGTGGTAAGTCAGTTGGAGAAAGTCTTGACTTGATTATAACTTGTGGTGATGATGGAGAAACTCAAGTTCCAGTAACTGTGTTTATTGACCAAATTAAAGTTGAAGAAGACCCAGAACATAAGAAAGACATTCAACTTGATACTGATTTGGTTTTGAGAATGAAGTATCCTTCATTGGACCAATTCATTAAAACTAATTTTGATTTTAGTTCAAATCAAAGTTCATCAAATATCGAAAGGTCTTTTGATATAATCTCTTCTTGTATTGATGTTATTTTTAATGCAGAGGAAAGTTGGTCTGCTGCGGATTCCACCAAAAAAGAATTGACTGATTGGATTGAAACTTTAACCCCAAATCAGTTTAAGGAAATTGAAAAGTTTTTTGATACGATGCCTAGACTTTCTCATACTGTGAAAGTCACAAATCCAAAAACAAAAGTTGAAAGTGATGTAACGTTGGAGGGTTTAACGTCTTTTTTCGGTTGAGTATGGCTCATATGGAACTAGAGTCATATTTTAGAATCAATTTTGCCTTAATGCAGTTCCATAAATATTCATTAACTGAGATAGAAGCAATGATTCCTTGGGAGAGGGACATATACTTATCACTTCTACAGCAACATATTGAAGAAGAAAAATTAAAACAGCAGCAACAACAAAATGTTTAGTTCTGTTCTTAGTCCAGAAAAAGTAGTAGGAAGACAGAATACAAATAAAGCAGCAGCACAGAACTTTATTTCTGGTGGTTCTGTACTTGGTGCTTCTGTTGTGAATGGTGCTGCGAATAAAATTGTAGGATTTCAAAGAGCAGGAGTTCAACCAGCACCTTCTGCGACAGGAAGTATTGTAAGTACAATATCTACAAATATCAATAATAATGTAACGAGCACAATTAATAAAACACTTCAAGGGTTTTCTGCTGATTACCAAAAAAGAATAAAGCAAGTAGATGATGCCAAACCAATTGGTATTCTTGGTAAGTTTTTAAATGTTTATAAGACTGCGTTAGGTTTTATAAACTTCTTTGGTAATAAAAGAAATATTGATAAGGTAAGAGATAATTTAGAATCACTCAAAAAATCATTTACTGAAAGTTTTGAGGTTGCAAAATTAATTCTTCAAGTTATAATCAAAATTGTAAAACAATTATCCAATCTTCCTGTAGCTTCA